GTATGCAATGAAACACTATGACAACCCCTACTGTAAAGGTATGGCAGAATTCTTAGATGATATTAAACGATTTAAATATATTAAACGTCTATTGGGTAAGTATCATAGTGATAAAGGCCTAAAAGAAAGATTGATAATTAATCATATCATTGTCATAAACAATTTGTTTGGAGTTGAGGCGGCAACAAAAATGTTGTTCTTTAAAACAGAAGAAAGATTCTGGCCTCAGTTAAAAACATTTTTGGTATTTTTAAATTATATGCCTGAAAAGGTTGTTATATCAAGCACTCAAATTATTTTAGATGCCGATATTCCAATAGATTCAACCATAGCAAACGTATTAAGAAAAGTATAAAATGGGAAAATTTGTAGATTCCATTATTGCATATAGAATTTTAAAACTCTTGGTAACCCCATTTGATCAAACAGATGCTTATAAATTAGGTATCATTGATGCAAAGGGCAAAGAGTTAAAAAGAATGCAGGATTTAAATTCTGTCAACGAAAGAGATGCATATACTTTATTGCATCGCTTAGTTTTTAGATTGAAGAAAATCATTGAAAAAGTGCCCATAGATAACAAAAAATTGTTGTCTTTAGCTGCAGCCTATGCTCTTATTAAAGAAAATTTGGATCAAAACATTGAGCCAATTGATCTAGAAACACAGTATATAAATAAATTAAACGAGGAATTACAATCTGAAATGATGATTGTTGAAGAATTCCTGTATGAGAAAAAGTTGTTTACATTTAAACAATTTAGTGAAGAAGGCGAAGGAATGGCGGCAGCAGCACCTGCAAACAATGCCGCAGTTACTTCGGGTATAAAGGGTTTGACCGGCGAACCTCCTGTTAGCAAAAAAGCACAGAAGCGTTGGACAAATAAAAACAGTATTATTAGGAGAAAATAATGGAAATATTTTTAGGGTTAGCTGCAATCGTTGCAATTTTATATTATGGTTACTTGAGATTTTTTAAACCTGACGCTACTGATTTGAAAGAAACAGCAGTTGTCGCGGATACTCCTGTTGCCGAAAAAGCACCTGAGCCTGTTGCCGAAAAAGCACCTGAGCCTGTAACAGTTGCAACCGTATTAGATATCAACAAAGATGGTAAAGTTGATTTAGAAGACGCCAAAGAAGCAGTTGCACAAACTGTTGCTAAAGTTAAATCTTCTACTCCACGAGCCAAGAAGAAAAAATAATGGCTACTTCGCAAGAAAGAATCGGAGTCTTAGAGACCCGGGTTGAGGGTATCAATGAAAAAATGGATACCTTAAAAGCTGATGTTAAGGAGATGCACGACTGTTTGGATAAAACACGTGATGATCTTAGCGCTAAACTCGATAAGATGTACGATGCTTCTTGCTCTCAGCATACCGCATTAAACGACAAAATCGAATCTATTGAAAAAATAAAAGATAAATGGACTTATATGGCATGGGGTGGGTTAGCCGTAATTGGCTTCCTATCTGGCCATATTGATAAAATAGCGCATCTTTTTAATTGACCTTATAGCCTAGCTATATTATAATAAGGCTCTCCTGGAGCCTTTTTATGTCTTTATTCGTTGATCTTAAATATCTTAAACTAATCAGTAATCGTTTACCGTTGTTCAAACAAAAGAATGACCGTTTATATAATTGCCGATGTGTTATCTGCGGTGATTCTTCAGTTAAAAAGAATAAAACCCGCGGCTACTTCTATGCAGTAAAAAATGAATTGTTTTACAAGTGTCACAACTGTAATGTTTCAATGCATTTTGGTACATTCTTAAAACAATTAGATTCATTGCAGTACAGTCAATATGTCTTAGAGCGTTATAGCGAAGGCATGCCAATGAATAAGCCTCATCAAAAGGCTGAGCCTGCATTTAAAATGGCAGCCCCTGTATTTGAAAAGAAAAACATTCTTGATGAGATACTTAATCGTTTAGATAAATTGCCCGATGATAATGAGGCAGTTAAATTTTGCCTTGATAGAAAAATCCCAAGAGAAAAGTTTGATGGATTATATTATATCGATGACATTAGAAAGATCGAGCAATTATCTGACAAGTATAAAGGTACATTAAAGACCGATGAACCAAGACTTGTTATTCCTTTTTATGATGCTGAAGGCGTATTAACCGGTGTTACTTGTAGGGCATTGCGAGGCGAATCATTACGCTATGTTACTATTAAGATATCGGAAGACAAACCATTTATATTTGGTCTAGATAAAGTTAATCGTAATAAAAAGATATATGTGGTTGAAGGCCCTATTGATAGTTTGTTTATTGATAATTGTATTGCGGTTGCAGGCACATCATTTGGTAAACTAGATACGTTGGGCATACCAAAAGATAAGTTGGTTGTTATATTTGACAATCAACCTAGAAACAAAGAAGTTTCAAAAATTATAGACAAAGCGGTAAATAGCAATTATAATGTTGTTATCTGGCCACAAACTCTACAAGAAAAAGATATTAATGATATGGTGCTAGCGGATAAAGACCCAGCAAAGATTATTTCTAAGAACATATATAATGGTCTAGAAGCAAAGATGAAATTTACTGCATGGAAAAGGTGTTAATATGAAGGTGAAAATGATTAGTTACAGCCGACCGGCACGTGAGCTAGTGTCCGACGGATTGTATGATGTACAGGACCTAGTAGCGTTTTGTGCGAGAGTTTCAAATCCCGCAAATCAATATAACACAGAAACATCTGAGAAGTTGATTAAGTATTTGATTAAGCATCAGCACTGGTCACCGCTTGAAATGGTTTCTGTTTGTGTTGAGATTGAAACAACAAGAGATATTGCAAGACAGATTCTTCGTCATAGAAGTTTTTCATTTCAAGAGTTTAGTCAACGATATGCGGATCCTACACAGGATTTAGATTTTGTTATTCGTGACGCACGCTTACAAGATACAAAGAATCGTCAAAATTCTGTTGATATAGATTTGCAAAATGATGAACAACGACAAATTGCTTATCAGTGGCAGAATCTACAACGAGATCTAATTAATAAGACTCGAGACGTGTATACTTGGGCTGTTTCTAAAGGCATTGCCAAAGAACAAGCAAGAGCAGTGCTGCCTGAGGGATTGACAGTAAGTAGACTCTATATGAATGGAACCTTAAGAAGTTACATCCACTATATAATGCTAAGAGCCGGCAATGGAACTCAGAAAGAACATGCTGAGATTGCTCTGGCTTGTGCTGAAGTGATTGCGGAAATATTCCCAATGACTAAGGATTTGATAAATGAAACCAAGTGATTTTTACAAACTTCCCAAATAAAAATGTGGTACATATCTCTATTACCTAGTATTGTCTTTCATGCTATATTGGCAGCAGGATTGCTGTTTATATTTGTTAGCATGGTACTTAAGGTAGTCCCATTCATAAGTACATACTACATTCCTATTCGAATTGTAGGCTTTGTGCTTTTTGTACTTGGTGTATACTTTGAAGGCGGCTTGGGGATTCAAGCGGCAATGATGGAACGAGTAAAAGAGATGGAAGCAAAAGTTGCCGCAGCTGAAGCTGAAAGCAAAAAAGAAAACATTAAGATACAAGAAAAAATAGTATATAAGCAACAGATAGTTCGTGAAAAAGGTGCAGAAGTTATAAAGTACATAGATAGAGAAATTGTCAAATATGATACTAAATTTGCCCCTGGTGGTATTTGTGAACTCCCTAAGGAATTTTTTATATCGCATAATGAAGCAGCTAAGGAGCGTAGATGAAATTCTACACCGGCCTTTTATTGCTTATATCATTAACGGGGTGTTCAACAACGGTTCCTGTTGTTGCAAAATTTCCAGAAGTTCCCAAATTATTACTGACAAAATGTCCTAATCTACAAGAACTTAATGCAGACGCAAAACTAAGTGATGTGGCAAAAACAATTACAGTAAATTATAGTTCATACTATGAATGTGCAGTTAAAATGGACGCTTGGATAGAATGGTATAGCGTACAAAAAATAATATACGAAGGAATAAAATGAAAAAATTATTAGTTTTATTAAGTATTACTTTCTTATCGGGATGTAGTACAATAGGGGATTTGCAGAAGTATTGGCCCAGACCACATGATCCAATTATGTTTGGATATTTGGTAAGTACCGATATTGAAATAAGTAAAGTTGATTGCGAAAAAAGCAATTGGTCAAATGTAATAACATACACAGAAAAATTAGCAAAATATACAGAATGGCGAAATGATCCGCAACAAGATAATATCAAGGGATTACATAGTCACGCAATAAAGATGAATAGCGGTGCAAGTAAAACCTTTTGTGAGTTAGGTAAAAAGACAGCATCACAAAGAGTAAACGCAACAAAAACAGCCTGGGAGAAAAGATAATGCATCCGTTAGAAGAAGAAATACAATCAATTATAACACAATGTCAAGCAGGTAATATAACTGAAGAAGAGAAAAATTATTTAATACAAGAAATTAGAGATGTACGTGTTGCGCAAGAATGTGCGGGAGACGAACAATCAATTAGATATGTCGTTCAAATCTGCAATGTTGCACTATCAGTAGTTTAAAAATATAAAAATTTGGAGTAAAGATGACGCAAGAAATTGTGCATGAGATTAAAGTCGATTATACTAGAGATAGTCTATTCGACGAGTTAGGTATTAAGAGATTAAAAGAAAGCTACATGAAAGAGGATGAAGTGTCTCCTCAGGAAAGGTTTGCCTATGTTTCCAAGACGTTCGGGACTAATGCAAAACATTCGCAAAGGTTGTATGAATATAGCAGTAGACATTGGTTGTCATATTCTACTCCTATTCTCAGCTTTGGGCGTAGTAAGCGTGGCCTTCCTATATCATGTTTTCTACCTTATCTACATGATAGTGCAGAAGGGTTGGTCGATTGTTTGGCCGAAGTAAACTGGTTGTCCATGATGGGCGGAGGAGTTGGAATTGGAATTGGAATTCGATCTTCAGATGATAAAAGCGTTGGGGTTATGCCTCATCTTCGTACTTATGACGCTAGTAGTTTGGCATACAGACAGGGGCGGACAAGGCGGGGGTCTTATGCTGCTTATCTTGATATATCTCATCCCGATATTCTTATCTTTTTAGAGATGAGAAAGCCAACGGGCGATCCCAATATGCGTTGTTTGAATTTGCATCACGGTATCAATATCACCGATGACTTTATGCACCTAATCGAGCGTGCCATGATTGATCCTGAGATGGATGATACTTGGGAATTGAAAGATCCACATAACGGCGAAGTCAAAGATAAAATATCAGCAAGAGAATTGTGGCAACGTATTTTAGATATGCGCATGCAAACGGGCGAGCCTTATTTACATTTTATTGACAGTAGCAATAGAGCTATGCCGGAGTTCCAAAAGAAGTTGGGACTGAGTATTAAACAATCTAATTTGTGCAGTGAAATTATTTTACCAACGGATAAAGATCGTACTGCGGTATGTTGCTTGTCCTCTTTGAACTTGGAGTATTATGATGATTGGAAAGATGACAGACTTTTTCTTCGGGACGTTGCGGAGATGCTCGATAACGTCTTGCAGTATTTCATTGATAATGCTCCTGACAGCATATCGCGCGCACGATTTAGCGCTAGCCGCGAACGGTCTATTGGTATTGGTGCTCTCGGTTGGCATGCTCTTTTACAAAAGAACAACCTCCCGTGGGAATCAGCATCGGCAACAGGATTGAACCATAAGATATTTGGACACATTCGTAAGGAACTAGATAATGCTAACATTCAGCTGGGTAAAGAACGAGGTGAAGCACCTGATGCGACAGGTACTGGACGCCGTTTCTCTCATATGCTTGCTATTGCTCCAAACGCTTCTTCTTCTATTATTATGGGTAATACTTCCCCTTCTATTGAGCCGCTTCGTGCGAACGCATATAGACAAGATACTTTATCGGGATCAATGCTCAACAAAAACAAATGGTTGAATAGAGTTATCGAAAAACATCTTTCAGGCGAAGGTGATATAGTTAATCAAGATGATTACAATGAAATTTGGTCAAGCATTATCGCCAATGATGGTTCGGTGCAACACCTTACCTGGATGGATGATTGGACCAAAGATGTATTTAAAACATCTATGGAAATTGACCAGCGTTGGGTAGTACAACATTCTGCAGACAGACAGCAATATATAGATCAAGCACAATCTGTTAATCTATTCTTTAGACCAGATAGCAATATTAAATATATTCATGCGGTTCACTTTCAAGCATGGAAACAAGGCCTAAAGACATTGTACTATTGCCGTAGTGAAAAGATTGGTAAAGCAGATAAGATATCAAAGAAAATAGAGCGGCAAGTCATGGAAGAGATTGACTTGAAAGCATTAGCAACCGAAGACATTTGTTTAGCGTGTGAAGGATAAAAATGAAAAAAGTAATAAGATTTACAGCATCATGGTGCCAACCATGTAAAGCAATGGCCAGTATACTTGAAGAAGTTAATACTACTATGAATATTCCTATTGAAGTGGTGGACATTGATGTGCATCAAGAAGTTGCAATTGAATTTGGAATTAGAAGTGTACCTACACTTGTTAAGATAGATGAAAATGGCAATGTTGCTGGTAGACTAGTAGGCGTTAGAGCAAAAAATTTAGTAGAAGAGTTCCTCAATGATTAAAAAAACAAAATCGAATCTTACAGATACCCGAGATTCATTTAAGCCATTTAATTATCCATGGGCATATGATGCATGGTTGAAGCATGAGCAATCACATTGGCTTCATACTGAAGTACCAATGGTAGAAGATGTTAAGGATTGGAAAAAGAAACTAACTGCTGAAGAAAAACAATTTCTCACACACATCTTTAGATTTTTTACTCAAGGTGATATTGATGTTGCAGGTGGCTATGTTAATAACTACTTACCATACTTTCCACAGCCTGAAGTGCGAATGATGTTATTGGGCTTTGCGGCGCGTGAAGCTCTGCATATTGCAGCATACTCACATTTGATTGAGACGTTGGGATTGCCCGAGACAATGTATAATGAGTTCTTGGCTTATGAAGAAATGAAAGCCAAGCATGATTATGTTACTAACATTTCATTGCAGAATTCCACAAAGGAAAATACAGCAAAGCATATTGCTATCTTCTCAGCATTTACAGAAGGTATGCAACTGTTTAGTTCCTTTATTATGTTGTTGAATTTCCCTCGTCATGGCAAAATGAAGGGCATGGGACAAATTGTTACTTGGTCTATTGTAGATGAGACTCAGCATTGTGAGTCTATGATTAAATTATTCAGAACATATATACAAGAGAATCCGGAAATATGGAACGATGACCTCAAAGGACAACTGTATACAATTGCCGAACAAATGGTAATGCTCGAAGAAAGCTTTATTGATTTGGCATTTGCCATGGGTCCTATGGAAAATTTAACATCCGCCGATGTCAAACAGTATATCCGTTATATTACTGATCGTAGACTTATTAGTCTTGGTCTTAAGGGTATTATGAAGGTCAAAAAGAATCCGCTACCTTGGGTTGAAGAAATGATTAATGCACCTATTCACACTAACTTCTTTGAGAATAGAGCAACCGATTATGCTAAGGCAGCACATACAGGTAACTGGGAAGATGTTTGGGCAAAACAAAAATGAAAACTTTTAAAGAACTATTATCGGAGGCACCTAAAAACGGATGCCCTATAGCTACTCAAAATTTAAACATCAATGTTAAGAATAGACAAATAGCTATAGATAAACATCATTATGGACCAGCTAATCCAGATGAACCAGGAGACTACTGGAAAGTTTCTGCTAAGCAATGGGGTATTAGTGAAAAAACGGCCAAGACTATGCAATGTGCTAATTGCGCTGCGTTCAATATAACTGACGCAATGTATAAATGTATAGAAGGCGGCATGGGTAAAGAGGCATATGAAGCAGAGAAAACTAGAGAATCTGCAGATTTAGGATATTGCAATTTACTACATTTTAAATGTGCGGGTACTAGAAGTTGTGAACTGTGGATAACAGGCGGACCTATTATAAAATAAAATGAATAGTAATAATGAAATAAGTTTCACATTAAAACGCAGAGAAATTTGCGACAAGTGTGAACATCTTACTACTATCATTGGTGCTAAGGTGTGCGATAAATGTGGATGCTCTATATGGGCAAAGACTATGATACCTGGAGCAAAATGCCCTGAAGGAAAATGGGATGAAAATTGAATTAACCAATAATTCTTTTAACACAAATGGTTATTGGTCTAAACCCATTGATAAAATATTATACACACCCACACCGGAAGATGTGGAACTGTTTGACCAAAATGGTTATGATCTAACTGAATTGGAAAGACATTATGCTTATAGTAATAGGCAAAAAGATAAAAAACATAGACCACATCGTTCAGCATTAAAAGAAGATTGGTTTACACAATATCCTAAGATAGAAGGTGCAGTTCTAAACCATAGTTTGTTATTTGAACGAAAAGGGTATGAAGGTGAAGCATTAGCTGAACTAACATATTGGGCAAAACAATTACCTTTAGTGCATAAAGTTATATCATTACGTCCAAAATGGGGATTAGATTTCTCTATGGATTATGTTGATAGGCACGGCAATTGCTTTGAAGTATTACATTGGGAATATGATGGGTTTGATTGTGAAGAAGTGCAAGCCTGTAAATTGTTAGTACAAGCAGAGTTTGCAACTATAGATTGGGATGATGCTGCTAAAGAAATAATTAAGCATAAAGATGAATGGTATCATTTAGACTTTTTTGCTCAAAGTGATTGGAAATGTAAATACTTTGGTGTACCTAAGGAAAGATTTAAAATGGTGAGTTGGAAATGAGTAAATTTGATTATGCACATATGGTGGCGGCTGAAGGTTATGCTGCTTTGTCTTCCGCCAAACGATTAAAGGTCGGCGCGGTTGTTGAGAAAGATAATAGAATTATATCTATTGGATACAACGGCACACCTGCTGGATGGGATAATAATTGTGAGAATGAAATATATCAAGAATCGCAGTATATAATAGATCCAGGTGGCCCATGGCATAAAATGGGATCATATAGATATGAGACAAAGCCAGAAGTTATTCATGCAGAAATGAATGCGATTGGAAAGTTGGCACAATCCAATGAATCAGGTGCAGGTGCTACAATGTATATTACCCATGCACCTTGTTTTGATTGTGCAAAGCTTATACATATAGCAGGGATTAAAAAAGTATTCTATAGAAATAGCTATAGAAGCAATGAAGGTATAGAATTTTTAAATAAGTGTAACATTGAAGTGGAGAAAATATGAGTGTAAACAAAAAAATTGGAATTACGTGTTCCACATTTGATCTGTTCCATGCAGGTCATGTGATTATGTTGGAAGAGGCAAAGCGTCAATGCGATTATCTAATTGCTGCGATTCAAATCGATCCCACAATAGATAGAAAATCTAAAAACAGACCTGTACAGTCAATCATTGAGAGACAAATTCAGGTATCATCATGCAAGCATGTTGATGAGATTATAGTATATTCAACGGAGAAAGAACTCGAGGACATCTTTATGGCATTGCCAATTGATGTAAGAATCTTAGGTGAAGAATATAAAGATACAGAATATACAGGCAAAGACATTTGCTTGAAAAGAGGAATAGAATTGTATTTCAATAAACGAGATCATTTCTTTAGTTCATCTGACCTGCGTCAACGAGTGTTTGATGCAGAAACTAAAAAGAGAGGATTGACATGGCAAGAAAACAACATCACGAATGTGTCGAATGTGATGCCGTCTTCAAGATAAATTTTGATCTTGACGAAGACTATTATAAAGTAGAGTTTTGTCCATTCTGCGGAGCACATATGGATGCAGACCAACAGGATGAGTACGAAGACGAAGACTTGTCCTAAGTGCAGCACAGAACATACCAAACCAGGTAAGTTCTGTTCTCGCGCCTGCGCAAATTCCAGACAATGGAATACGGAACAAAAGAAAGTCTTTTCAGAAAAGCAAGCGGCATACATGGCACGCGAAGAATCTGAAGAGCATAGATATAAGAAATCTATACAAACCCAAATGCTGCAACGAGCCGGCATCATGGGAACCGGCGGATTAGCTGAAGACGCCGAAGATATAATGACAAATCCCGACGATTACTTCTTTGTTCCACCCAGGGATGATGGTGATAACTTTTCGGACGGAAACGACTATTGGGAAACCGTATAAATACTAATTTAATATTGGTATTTAGATGTGGCTATATAACGGAAACCCTTTAGAACTTATTCCAGACGACGCTTATGGTTATGTGTACTTGATTACCAATACTGCCACGAATCGCAAGTATATAGGTAAAAAGTTGTTTTGGTTTCGCAGAACAAAGGTAGTTAAGGGTAAGAAGAAAAGATTAAAGGTTGAGTCAGATTGGAGAGATTATTGGTCTTCATCTGATGAGGTTAAGAAAGATGTTGAAACGCATGGTGCGGATAAGTTTATACGAGAGATACTGCATATATGCCCAAACAAAGGTTTGTGCAATTATTTAGAAGCAAGAGAACAAATGGATAGACGAGTTTTAGAAACAGAAGATTATTACAACGGCCAAGTGCAATGCCGCGTACATAAAACTCATATCAAGAATTTAAAGGTATAAGATGAGATTATCGGGATTAGAATTATTAGGCGGAATGCAAATGTATTTTCCGCCACCTCCACCATCAGTAGTATCTTCGGGTTTGGTATTGAATCTTGATGCAGGGGATGTTACAAGTTATCCTGGTAGTGGTACTGTATGGACTGATACAGTAGGTGGAAAAGTTTTTGATTTGTATAATGGTGGCACCGTAAGTCCAGTCAAAACAGACCCCCCAATATACAATTCCGGCAATGGTGGCTACATTCAATTTACTAGGAGCGCACTTCAATGGGCGTACTGTACTAATGCATTGCCTGATCTTAACAGCTATACTGTAGAAGGCTGGTGGAATCTTGATAACGTAAATACCAGTATATCAGTATTTAGTTTACTTGCTGATAGATCTAATTCTCGTTATAACTATTCTTTAGGAATGGGACAACTGGTAAGCAATAAATTCGTTCTTCACCATTTAAAGGCAGGGCAAGGCCCGAGGGTAGAATCTACAAATAATGCCAGCACTTATTTTAATACTGGCTGGCAATACATTTGTGGGACATATAATAATACTACATTCAAAATGAATTTGTATATAAACGGTGATTTGGCTGCAACAGAGGTAACAATATCATCAGGCACAACTCCGCTTAGTGGAAATGCAGGTATACATATGGCCGCAAAAAATGATACTAGCGGTAGCACAACACAATCTAACTACTTAAATGGTGGTATTGCAGTAGCACGTATTTACAATGTCGCATTGACTGGTCAACAAGTAGCTCAAAACTATGCTGCTCAAAGAACAAGATTTGGATATTAACAGGAAGAGTGTTCCTATCAACAAATACAGCAAACGTATAAGAAAGAATTAAAATGCAAATTACAAATGTTAACTTTGCTCTTGGTGGAATGAATGTGCAGACTTGGGATCCTCCGAATCCTCCGCCTCGTTATCTTTGGTCTTGGGGTAGAAATGCTTATTATGGTCAACTTGGTTTAGGCGATACTGCAAAAAGATCTAGTCCAGTACAAGTTGGCGCATTACCTACTTGGTTAAACGTTGCTGCAGGGGATGGTCACAGTTTGGCTGTTAAAACCGATGGTACAATATGGGCCTGGGGAAATAATAATGCAGGGCAATTAGGATTGGGCAATACTACGGATTTATCTAGTCCAGTACAGATTGGTTCTTTGACAGATTGGTCAAATATTTCCACAAGGTTCTATCACAATTTAGCGGTAAAACCAAATGGTACGTTGTGGACGTGGGGTAGAAATGACTATGGGCAGTTGGGCTTGGGCGATACTAATAATAGATCTAGTCCAGTACAGGTTGGTGCTTTAACTGCTTGGTTAACAGTTGCCGCAGGTTATCATAGCATGGCTATTAAAACTGACGGCACCTTGTGGTCATGGGGAGTTGGTTCTTTTGGTCGATTGGGTCTTAGCGACGCCTCGAATAGAAGTAGTCCAGTACAAGTTGGTGCTCTAACTACTTGGTCAAAAATTAGTGCCGCTGAATTATATTCTCTAGCCATTAAAACCGATGGTACTCTGTGGTCTTGGGGTTACAATAACGCTGGGCAATTGGGTCTAGGCAATACCACAAATATATCTAGTCCAGTACAGGTTGGTGCTCTAACTAATTGGTCAAATATCGATGCTAGCAAAGGTGCAATTAGTCTGGCTATTAAAACAGATGGTACCATGTGGTCATGGGGACAAGGTCTACTTGGGGCACTAGGTTTAGGAAATAGTACATATTATTCAAGCCCAAAACAGATTGGCGCATTAACCACATGGTCTAAAATTGCCTCAGGTGCACGAAACAATCTGGCCATTAAAACAGATGGTACACTATGGTCATGGGGCGACAATCAAGCAGGTGCATTGGGCTTAGGAAATCTTACAAATAGATCTAGTCCAGTACAAATTGGTGATCTTACTACTTGGTCAACGATTACTGCTGGATCGCACGTCATGGCTATAGGACAATAATTAAAAAGAAAATACAATAGATAATATATGACAATACAACAACTACTTGAATGCATATTTTATGCGTGGATAATTTGGAATGCAATCGGCTTTATTAGAGCGGTAACTAATAAAGACTTGCCACAATATAAAATGATTACTCCACCCAGTGAACAGGAAAAGTATATAGAATGCCGAGTTGAGCATCACGGAGATCAAGTATACTTGTGGACTCTGAACCCTGAAGCATTTTTAATTCAAGGCAAGTCCATAGATGAGATACAAAAGGCATTGCTGAAGATAATGCCTGGCACGACTCTGGTGATAACAGAATCAGATCGAGAGTTAGACGGTCTAAACCCTGTGTAAGTTATAAAGTATCTGCACTGCGACAGCAGCTGTGGATACTGCCACGATTAAAACGTAATAAATTGTGTGTTTCATTTTTAATTGTCCCAAGTGACATGATCCGCAACCGGAGATATCAGTTTCATTATTTGTTCGTATTCAAGTTTATTTTTATTCACATCATATCTGTAAGGTACTCGGATGCAAGTGAGAATATAATGTTTCATTTTATTTGTAATGCGAATAGACATCTGTTCTAGTATTGTGTCAGCGTCCGTTCCGTGTGCCAATGCTTGCATGGCATACCCAAATTCAAACTGTCTGACTCTTTCAGACCATTCTTCAAATGTCTCACCGTCTTTGATTTTCATTTAAATAATGACAAAGATGCGAGCTTCGATTCCAAATAAGCAATCTGTATTACTATGGCATCGAATGATGCACAGGTGCTAGATGAGCCTGGCACACCCACGGTATGTTGCAATAATACTTCAGCGTCAATTCGTAACTGTTCAATATCTGCGGTGTATCGTGCTGCGGTTGCATCGATGATTTGATTTCTAAAACTCATTATTTGTTCTTTCGTGTTTGATGTCGATATTCTCTTTTTATCCACCATTTATATTTTTCCCAATATTCTTGAATAGTTATTTGTTCTTCTTTGTGTAGGAATCTTTCTTCTAGATTTTCATGCCATAATCTAAAAACCCACAATCTAAATTTAGAATCTTTATACATAATCTTCATACATTATTTTAGCGCCATCCTCACCCAATTCATTTACAAATATCTCATGAGTACGTTGCATCATGGCACATGCCATCATTAGTATATCTTCTCTATTATCGCACATCAAAATCTGTTGTTCTATAGGAGCCATTAATTCTGCCATGCGCTGTCGTGTTGCGGCTTTATTGTTCATACCATCTCCTCAAGAATGCCCAATAGTTCTGCAGTAATTAACAATAGACCGGCAATAACAAAATCACCCGTGATTAAGTATGCACCTGCTATAATTCGCATTCCACTTTTAATCAAACTGATATAAAAATGACCTTTACTTGTATCTTTTGGCTGAATATCCATGTAGAATCCCTATATTGTAGATAATATTACCTCGATTATATATTCTTTTTGATCTCCTGTCAAGCACTTTTTCAACAGAAATTCGAATCTTTTTGACTAAAAAGGCTTGACAAGATGTGCATTTGCACATATAATTATGACATGATGAAAAGTAAATTTGTGCAAATCAAAAGAACCCATAAAGCCAAAAGGGTTATTGCTTGTGCAAATGTGCAAAAGCAATTATAATAGATATATAGCAAACAAAAACAGGAGTTAGTATGCGTGTAAAAGTAATTTTCAACAAAGCAAAGAATCGTTTCGAAGGTTTTGTTGATGGTAAAATGGTCTCAAGATCACGTCATGAATCTTATGTGCGCGACCAGATTGCTAAATTAGGTTTGCAAGTAGAACCAGTAAGCGGTACTGTAAATACCCAGCCCAAGGTTGACGAATTTGGTATCAACAAGCGTTTTGACTTTGTTGCACAAATGGTGACAATGGTTGCTAAAAAGACTATCGCATCGGCAATTATCACAGGCCAAGGCGGCTTGGGTAAGACACATACTGTTTTGAAATCACTCAAAGCACAGAACTTGATTGACACTACAGACTTGGCACAGTTCGAAGAAGGTGCTCGCATTAATAGTGAAAAGAGTTTTCGCATTGTAAAAGGTTACAGTACTGCTAAAGGTCTGTATCGCACATTGTTCGAAGGCAATGGTCAAGTATTAGTATTTGATGACTGCGATAGCGTGCTCAAAGACCCAGTTGCTCTTAACTTGCTCAAGGGTGCACTTGACTCATACGGCGAACGCTGGATCAACTGGAATGCAGACATGAAAGATGACGATCTGCCCCGCAGTTTCAAGTTTACAGGTAGCATTGTGTTTATTTCGAACATGGATCTTGATCGTGTAGACCAAGCTGTTAAGAGTCGTGCAATGTGCGTTGACTTAAGCATGACACAAGCTCAAAAGATTGAGCGCATGGAAGTGTTGATTGGCGATTCAGAGTTTATGCCAGAGTTTGCAACATCGCATAAAGCTGATGCAATTGCATTCATCAAGACAATTGGTAATAGCATTGAGAACTTGAGTTTGCGTTCGTTAATCTCAACGACAAAGATTCGTGCAGAAGGTGGCGATTGGAAACAATTGGCTAAGTATGTATTGACACAAGGTGCTTAATATGACAGACCGAGATATGGGAAATTTAATGTTCTTATTGAAAGCAGACGATGAGACATTTAGACACTGGCTTGAAAATTGTAGTTTTGATGATATTGCATATGCAAATGAATTGATTACTGCATATAGAAAAGAAAAAATATATTTAGAAGAAGATGTCGATGATTTCTCTCTTGCTAAAGATGTTCTAAGTAAATTCACATTAGGTAATAAACTCAAGAATGGCTAGTCTAAAAGATCATTTTGAATCTATTAGATACCTTGGTAAATATCAATTAGGTGATAGAGTTACTGGAGTGTACAAAGGTGTTAGGTGGGTAGGCTCTGTAGGTAATGACAGGGTTATCAACGAACAACAAGGACCCACAGTAACTATTCATCTTGATTTACCTTTCAAGATCGAAGATGAGATACACAAGCATATACTTATTGTCAAACCCAAAGATATTAAAAGATTAACTAATTATGACGTATAATAGAGAATTAGTATTAAACACTAAAGATTGTGTTTATCATCCTAAAGCCAAACGATTAACTATCTCTACAGAGAAAATAGCTGGCTCGATTATCTTTCCTAATACAGTATA